CAACAGCTTTTGATGCGGAAAAAGTTACGGAATCGCTTATGAACAGATTTCGTATTGTTTCCAATGATGAGGACTTGGAATGGAACAGAGCTATAGATTACGCCATTAAAATCGTGAAATGTGGTGAAGTTGAATGAGTAAACGAAAAGACATTTCCACTATGTTCACAAGAGAAGAAAATAAAAAGAATGGAAGACTTGGATATGGACTAGCTACGAGAGAAAAAGATACTATCATTAGTCCTTCACAGTATGGAGCATTCTTACAGAAAAGAGGTAAGAGAAAATGAGCAAATCAGTATTAGTGATTGATACACCAGAGAATTGCTATGATTGTCCGTTTGGAACTGAATACTGCGGCAATCTTGAATATGAGGGTTGTTGTGAATTAGCTGAATGTCTAGACAGCGATACGAGACTCATAACAGAAGAGCATTATGATTACGAAAGCGAATCAAGACCAGAGTGGTGTCCATTGAAGCCATTGCCGAAATATAGATCAATGGAAAAGCCAGGAGAATACGAATACGGCAAGATGCATGGTTGGAATAGGTGTATTGATGAGATTACAGGAGGTGAAGTAGATGGAGAGATTAACAGAAAGATACGTTCCAAATAATGAAAAGAAAGGGATTGCAGGGATAAAGGTATTTGAATCTGAGAATAAAACACCTCTTGTTAAAGTATTAAGCGGAGAATATTTATATCCTGCAATTGAAAAGCTCGCTGATTATGAAGAGTTAGAAGAACGTCTACATAAAATATTTGGAGAAGAATCTACATTTTCTCTTGCTGATGTAATTGATGCTCTGGAAATGAAGCTTTCTGAACCGGATAAGAAACATCCCGTAAACGCAAGAATTTTGACTTACGAAGAAGCGAATAAATGGCAAGAATATAAAGACTTAGAAGAACAGGGCTTGCTTGTGAGATTACCGTGTAAGGTCGGAGATATGCTATGGTATAACATTTTGGGATATACGGAATCATATGAAATAAAAGCATTTTCATATGGATATTGTGACGGTTATATAGAAGCAGGTGAAGAAATAAGAGATGAAATTATATTTTATTGCGAAAACCATACCGGTTCAATAATAGGATCTTTTCCAGTGAGTGGAATTGGTAAAACCGTATTCCTCACCCGTGAAGAAGCTGAGAAGAAGTTGGAGGAGATTCAAAATGACAAGACCTGAGATTACAGCAAAACTATCAGCAATGATCGAAAAGAAAATCAATCCTCACAATGATCCACGTATTTATTGGGCTAAGGAAGTGACATTCGATTATTCAACAGATCATGCGGTAAGGGTGGATTATATGCGGTTCGTGCCGGTGAATAATAGCGTGTCCGGAATAGAAAAAGGTGACTGCTATTGTTATGAGGTTAAATCATCAGCTGAAGATTTTCGCTCTGGTCATGGGCTGAATTTTGTTGGCGATTATAACTACCTAGTTATGCCGACAGATGTATGCGCTGCGGTATCCCTTGAAATTCCACATTATGTAGGAATATATGTACCAGAAGCAAATGATCTTACATGCATCAAAAAAGCAAAGCGAAGAAATCGGACAAGGCCTGTATCTGAAATACTCTTGATGATGTTCCGGTCTGCGAATAGGGATTATAGAAAAGCAGTAAAACAGTTGGAGGAAATGAAGAATGAATAACAACCCTACACCAGAAACAACCCCACAGCTCGCTATATCAGCATTCACAGTACTACATCAATATTGCAGCTCAATCAGTCCACATGACTGCATCAGATGTGCATTTTACGAACATTGCCCGGAATGTTTCATGGGGTGTCCGGGAGATCAGGGCGAGACGATCAGAAAATTACAAAGCAATGAATAAAATTAGAGAGTCGGTATTTACCGGCTCTTTTTTTAGTGCAAAATTCCTCAAACATGTACCACAACTTTTCTGCCAACCTATGATAGAATATACTCAGAAGTGTTACTATGGGGTTTTATAGCCAGAAATGAGGTGATAATATGGCGAACTTAAAAGCAGTTACAAGAAAACTTCAAAAAGCTATATTATCCACCGGATTAGTCATAAAAATCGGAACATCACAATTCTATAGCCACGAACAGGAACGATTAATTACAGTAACGATCATATCAACACCAGTGTTTAGACCAACAAAACGTGGCGAATGGAAAGATTGCGATTATGAAATATTACGAACTGCATCCCAGTATGATGTGGTTATGTGCCTAAAAGAAATATGGGAGGCAGTCAGAAAATGAGGATAGACAGAGGTGATTAGATGAACTTAACGCCTAAACAGGAAGCGTTTGTAAAAGAATATATAAAAAATGGCGGAAATGCATCTGATGCCGCAAGGAAATCTGGATATAAAAATTATGAAGTGGAAGGCTATAGATTGATAAGAAATGATAAGGTTTTATCTTATATAGCCAAAAAGCAGGCTAAAATCGAGAAACAAAAATGTACTGACATCATGTCTCTGGCAGAAATCCAGCAGCGCCGTTCCATGATCGCAAGAGGTGAGCTAAAAGATTCGTTCGGTTTCGCTCCGGACTTCTCCGACCAGCTAAAGTCCATGAATGATCTGGAAAAAACGCTTGCTATAAAAGAAGCCAGAGAAGAGCAGCGGAAAGCAGAAGAAAAAGCCAGATTACAAAGTGAATATCATATTGATCTGGATATTGTCCCGGACGTATTTCATAAAATGATTAGAGATATCCGGAAAAAGAAACATAGCGAATACATTCTCCCCGGCGGGCGTGGATCCATGAAGTCATCGACAATATCATTGATTATACCGGAACTGCTGAAGAATAATTCGAACATGCACGCTCTGATTCTTCGAAAAGTCGGGAACACAATAAAAGATTCTGTTTATGCTCAGATGAAATGGGCACTGGATAAGCTGAACCTGTCAGAGGAATTTACCTGTAAAGTGTCCCCTATGGAGATTACATATAAGCCTACTGGACAGAAGATATACTTTCGTGGTGCTGATGATCCGTTGAAGATTAAGTCCATCAAGCCGGAGTTTGGTTATATCGGCATTGTCTGGTTTGAGGAACTTGATCAATTTGCCGGTCCAGAAGAAATACGAAATATTCAGCAGTCTGCGATTCGTGGTGGTAACGAAGCGTACAAGTTCAAATCATTCAACCCGCCGAGAAGTAAAAATAACTGGGCAAATGAATATACGGCAGAAGCAGAAGAAAAAGATGATAGCGCACTGGTTGTGCATAGCACATACCTTGATCTTGACATTGAACAGGAATGGCTCGGAGATATATTTCTTGCAGATGCCGAACATCTGAAAGAAGTAAATCCAGATGCTTACGACAATGAGTATTTAGGCCATGCTAACGGAAATGGTGGAAATATCTTTGAATATATCGAAGAAAGAACTATCACGGACGAAGAAATTAGTCACTTTGATAGAATCTATCAGGGTGTTGACTGGGGATGGTTCCCAGATCCTTATGCATTTGCGCGGCTCTATTATGACCATGCAAGAGAGACAATTTATTTTCTTGATGAAATTGGCGAAAACAAAAAGTCAAATGACTGGACTGCTGCCGAAATCAAGAAGCGTGGTTATGATGACTATGTGATCACTTGTGACAGTGCTGAGAATAAATCTGTAAATGATTACAGGGACGCAGGACTTCCAGCAAGAGGAGCAATCAAGGGACCTGGCAGCGTTGAATACTCAATGAAGTGGTTGCAAAAAAGAAAATTAGTGTTTGACCCTGCTAGAACACCAAAAGCCTTAAAAGAGTTCAAGAAGTACGAATACGAGAGAGACAAGGACGGAAACATTATAAGCGGTTATCCCGACAAAGATAATCACTTTATAGATGCTTGCAGATACGCCACTGAAGAGATGTGGAGAAGAAGGGGGTACAGTGCATAAAATGTTAGATAGGTACTTTTCAGATAAAATAAATAAATTCTTAAGCATCGGTTTAAAAATATATGGATCATCTGACATTAACGAAATCTTAAAAGTTGTAGAATATGAAGACATTATTGTGCGAGATACTTCTGTAAGATGGATGGATTTTAAAAGGTAGATTAAATGGGACTTATAACAACGCTAAAAAGGTGGTTTAATATGATTTTCAAAAAACAAGCCGAAGAGGATTTTAATATCCAGGCAGCAGAATTTCCAGAGATGGAATCGCTGATTAACCGGTGCGCGAACATTTACAGGGGAGTACCGGAATGGCTAGATGACAAGAATAACATCAAGACGATCAATTTTGCGAAAACTGTCTGCTCAGAGACAGCTCGGCTCACAACATTGGCGATCGGCATTCAGATAGACGGTTCCACAAGGGCTACATGGCTACAAAAGCAGATTAACAAGGTATATTTCCAAATCCGGCACTGGGTAGAATATGGCTGTGCTTATGGAACGGTATTTATCAAACCAAACGGGGAGAGCCTTGACGTATTTACCCCAGCAGATGTGATGATTGTAGATTACGACAATCAGGAGATCAAGGGGATTATATTCAAGGATTCTTATACTGTTGGACGAAAATACTACACACGGCTTGAATATCATAGATTTGCTGAGATTACAATAGATGGCGTAACAACTTATCCGTACTACGTTTCTAACAGAGCTTATGTGTCAAAATCCCCTCAGTCAATCGGTGACAGAATCGACCTTAAGCAGACCAAGTGGGCTGACCTAATGGCAGATACGCCGCCGATACTCAAGGCAAACGGTGAGAAGCTGGACGGGCCTCTGTACGGAGTACTGCGGACACCGCAGGCAAACAATGTGGATATCAGTACACCTCTTGGATTGCCGATATTTGCAGAAGCAATTGAGGAATTAAAGGATTTTGACATTGCATACAGCAGAAACGCCGGAGAGATTTTTGATTCGCAGAAGATTGTTCTGGCAGATGATAGACTACTGATTCCAAGCGGCACGCCTGTATCAGCCATGTCGCCACAAAGCATGGAAAACAGACGGAACAAGATGAACTTACCGCACTTTGTCAAGAATGTATTCGGACAGGACGAGAAAGAGTTCTATCAGGAAATCAACCCAATTCTCAACACAGATACCCGTATAAGCGGCATAAATGCCCTTTTAAACCAGATAGGATATAAGATTGGATTCTCCAACGGGTACTTTGTTTTTAATGAAAAAACCGGCATGGTGACGGCTAGGCAGGTGGAAGCGGATGATAGGCGAACGATCGGATTTATCAAGGATGTGCGCGACAAGTTGGAAGACTGCCTGAACGGAGTCATCTATGCGCTAAATGTGTTTGCAGACCTGTACGGCATGGCTCCTGTGGGCGCATATGAGGTGACCTACGACTTCGGAGATATCACCTATAATAGAGATGAAGACAGAGCAAGATGGTGGCAGTATGTTACTACAAATAAAGTACCGGCTTGGATGTATTTCGTGAAATTCGAGGGAATGACCGAGGAAGAAGCTAAGGCGATGGTTAAAGAAGCTCAGCCAGACGAACCAACATTATTCGGAGAGGAGTAAAAAGATGGCAGATACGTTCAAGGGAATAATTACAGCAGATGGAAAGAAGAGACAGTTGCCTTATAGAAATGTTATCGAAACGCCCGTGTCTGATGAAACATTGTCCATACAGGGAGCATTTGCCGACTCCAAAGCCGTAGGCGACAAATTCAAAGAAGCAAAGACAGAAACTGATTCACTAAAGGAAGATTTATCCAATAAAATCACTAAATTCTACGCCAGTTCGCAAGGTGAAACCAATCTTGCTGATTCTGACAATGGCAAGATTCAAGATATGATGCTGTATGGCAAATCATCACAGGA